GTTTCTTGACAATGAGGCCGGCCGCGGCGGCCCAGTCCTTGTCGGCCACGGCCGGAAAGGAACTCTGCGCGGCAAGCAGGGCGCCGAGGGCTTCGTAACCGGAGGGGTGGCCAGAAAGGCTCATGCAAGCTTCTCCCGCACTTCACCGAGCAGCTGCTCGACGATGGTCAGCGCGTCGCCCGGCCACTTGGCCTGAAGGGTCGGATCCGGACCGAGCTCGATCGGGTTGGAGGCGAAGCCAGATTTCAGCGGGATGACGGTCTTGAACATCGCGAACTCGGTTTCCTTGGCGCCGGCGGCATCCCGCATGGCGCCGAGGACAACCTGCTGGTGGGCGGTGTTGTCATAGCGGGTGGCGAGCACAACCGGGAGCGTGTCGATATCCCGGTTACGCAGATTCTTCATGATGTCACCCGTGAAGAGATCGAGACCGAGGGTGGACATGAAATCCGGGATGGTCGGCACGATGATCAGGTGGCTGGCGGCGAGGACGGTTTCAGTCATGACCGAGATCCCGGGCGGGCAGTCAAACAGGATGACGTCGTACTGGGCCTTCAGGAGGTTCAGGTCATCGCGCAGGCGCTTGCCGACCTGGTTCTGGAGGGCTTCCATCGCATAGCCCTTGGCGGTCAATTCAAAGATCAGCTCCCGCTCCGTCTTGCGCAGGCGGGGAGAGGAAGGGATCAGGTCGAGCGGCAGGGGCTTGCCCTTGAAGGTGACGTCGCTGGCATCGGTGACGATGAATTCGGACAGGCGGCGCTGCTCGCCCGCGAAGAAGTTTTCCAGCAGCCAGTCGGAAATCGTGGCGTAGTCGTTGATGGCCTGGAACAGGTGCTCGTCGCCGGCATGGCCGAAGATCAGCAGCGAGGCGTTAGCCTGGGTGTCGAGGTCAATCACCAGCGTGCGCATGCCCGAGGCGGCGAAGGCCTCGGCGAGGCTGACGCAGGTGGTGGTCTTGCCGACCCCGCCCTTTGAGTTGGCAATCGAAATAACGCGGGCCGCCATGGAGTTTCTCTCTTTCGGTCTCGTCCGTTCTGAACCCCGGGTGATGGCAGATTTGGTTGCACAAGAAAACACTTGCGCGGACGAATTTTCGGTAGGCGCCGAAATTAAATCTCCAAAGATTCAAAGACTACCGAATTTCCTGAAGAAATATGGCCCGTTCCAATCCGACCGGGTCCGCAGCGGGGTTAGCTTTGCGGCCATCGAGACAGCCGGAGCGAACGGAACCCGACATGAAATGGACCTGGCCTTTTGGAACCAAAGCCAGCGAGGCGAAGACCGCCTGGCCGCTGGCGATGCTGAGCGAGCCCCGGGCGGCCAGCTGGGGCACCCGCGATGCGGGCGCGCTGATCCGGGATGGCTACCTGCGCAATGCGGTGGCGTATCGCTGCATCCGGATGGTGGCGGAGGCGGCGGCTTCCATTCCGCTGAAGACAGCCCATGAAGGCGCGGCGCGGCTGCTGCGCCAGCCGGGGCCGGAGATGGCGGCGGCGGGCCTCCTTGAGGCCGTGTTCTCCGAACTGCTGCTGAGCGGCAATGCCTTTGTGGAGGCCGTGCGCCTGCCGGGCGAGAGCGGGGTGGCGGGGCTGTTTCCGCTGCGCAGCGGGTCAGTGCGCCCCGTGGTCGATGCGCGCGGCTGGGCCGAGGGCTGGATGATCCGCGGGCGGAATGGGCAGGAGCGGGCCGTGCGCCGGGACGCGGAGGGCTGGTTGCCTCTGCTGCAGGTGAAGCTGTTCCATCCGGCGGACGACGTGATGGGCCTGCCGCCGCTGGCGGCGGCGCGCCGGGCACTGGACCTGCACAATGCGAGCGCGGACTGGGCGAAATCCCTCATCGACAATGCGGCGAAGCCTTCGGGCGCGCTGGTCTATGGCGGAGGCGGGCGGATGCCGCCAGACCAGTTCGACCGGCTGAAGGAAGAGCTGGAGGCGAGCTTCTCTGGCGCGGCGAATGCCGGGCGGCCGCTGCTGCTGGAAGGTGGGCTGGAATAGCAAGCGTTGTCGCTGTCGCCGGCGGAGATGGATTTCCAGGCGACGCGGGCGGCGGCTGCACGGGAGATTGCGCTGGCGATCGGCGTACCTCCGATGCTGCTCGGGATTCCCGGAGACAATACGTATGCGAACTACCGGGAGGCGAACCTTGCGCTGTGGCGGATGACGGTTCTGCCGCTGGCGGCGCGCGTGGCGGAGGCGCTGTCGCGCTGGCTGGATGGCGGTTTTGGCGAGGATGTCGAGGTGTCTCTGGACCTCGACCGCGTGCCGGCGCTGGCGACCGAGCGCGAGGCGCTGTGGGCGCGGCTGGAAGAGGCCACGTTCGTGACGCGCGAGGAGAAGCGCCGCATTGCGGGAGTGGAGCCATGAGCTTTGACCGCAGGCTGACGATTGGCGTGATCCTGGCCGTGGCCGTGCAATCAGCGGGCGTGCTGCTCTGGGCGGGGGCCGCGGCCGAGCGCGTGGCGACACTGGAAGAGCGCGTGGCGGAAGCTGCGCCGGTGTCCGAGCGGCTGGCGCGTGTGGAAGCCGAGATTGGCGCGATGCGTGTGCAGCTCGACCGGATCGAGCGGAAGCTGGAGGCTAGCGATGCGCCGTGAGCCGGTTCTGATCGAAGGCTATGCCAGCGTGTTCGGGCGGCCGGACCTTTCGGGCGATGTCGTGCGGCCCGGCGCGTTCGCCAAGAGCCTGGCGCGGCGGCCGAGCGTGCCGCTGCTGGTGGGCCACCGCGAAAGCGTGGTGGCAGGGCGCTGGGTGCGGCTTGGTGAGGATGGGTATGGGCTGTTCGTCCGGGGGCTGATCGAAGCCGGGGCGGGGCTGAGCCTGGTGGAGCGGGGCGCGCGGGGGCTGTCGATCGGGTTCTTCCCAAAGGTCTGGTCACCGCGTGTGACGGGCGGGCGGGAACTGATCGAGGTCGATCTCGTGGAAATCTCGCTGGTGAGCGAGCCGATGCAGCGCAGCGCGCTGTTTCAGGTGATGGGCGCCGGCGCATTGCGCGCGGCGTGAACTGCAGGGTCAACGAAGGAGAAGACATGACCAAGGAAACCAAGGCTGTGAAGGCCGATACGGCGGAGATGCTGGCCGTATTCGAAAGCTACCGGCAGGCGAATGATACGCGCCTGGCCGAAATCGAGAAGAAGGGCGCCAGCGATCCGCTGACGGATGAACGCCTGGCACGCATCGACCGCCGGCTGGAGGCGCTGAGCCTCAAGATGGCGCGGCCCGATGCGGCGGCGGTGCCGGATGTGGAGCATGATGAGCGCCGCGAGGCCTGGACACGTTACCTGCGCACCGGCGACGAGAGCGGCGTAGCGCGGCTGGATGTGAAGTCTCTGAACACGGGCACCGGCAGCGAGGGCGGGCATGTGGCGCCGCCGGAGCTGGACCGGCTGATCGAGGCGCGCCTGCTGGCGGCAAGCCCAATGCGCCAGATTGCGACCGTGCGGCAGACGTCTGTGGGCGTCTACCGCAAGCCCGTGGGCCTTGGCGCGGCGGCGGCCTGGGTGGGCGAGGAAGCCGAGCGGCCGGAGACGGCGGTGACCGGCCTTGACCTGCTGACTTTCCCGGCAGGCGAGCTTTATGCGATGCCCGCGGCGACCCAGACCCTGCTCGAAGATGCGTATGCGGATATCGATGCCTGGCTGGCGGATGAGGTCGAAACGGCGTTTGCGGCGCAGGAGTCGGCCGCCTTCGTGACCGGGAACGGGTCGTCGAAGCCCAAAGGCTTCCTCGACTACGACATCGTGGCCGAGGCATCGCATATCTGGGGCAAGGTCGGCTTCGTGCCGGGCGATTTCTCCGATGAAGACGCGGCGGACCAGCTGATCGATCTGATCTATGCGCCGAAGAGCCAGTTTCGCAACGGCGCGCGTTTCGTGATGAACCGGCGCACGGTGTCGGCCGTTCGCAAGCTGAAGGATGCGGACGGGCGATATGTTTGGCAGCCGGGAACGGGCGGGGAGGCGGCAACGCTGCTCGGCTATCCGGTGACCGAGATCGAGGACATGCCGGATATCGCGGCGGGCAGCTCGGCCATCGCGTTCGGTGACTTCCGCCGCTTCTACCTGATCACCGACCGGCAGGGCGCGCGCGTGCTGCGTGATCCGTTCTCGGCCAAACCCTACGTGCTGTTCTACACGACCAAACGTGTGGGCGGCGGCGTGCAGAACTTCGATGCCGTCAAGGTGATGAAGTTCTGATTTCTCCCAGCAAGCAAGAAGGAAACCAAACCATGATCGAGAGTGTGATCATTGCGATCATCAAGCAGGCGGCGGCGCTGACCAAGCCGCAGCAGGACGAGTTCACGACGAAGGTGGCGGAAGCCATCGCCGCGTTGATCCGCGGGACCGAGACGGGCATCGACAATGAGCTCGTACGCCAGGTGGGTCTGCCGATGGGCGGCGACATCATCGTGAAACTCCGGGACATCATCTGATACCCGGCGGGCCGCCCTGACCTATGGCAGGGACAGGGCGGTCCATTTCTTCCCTATAAGGACAAAACAGAATGAGTGACCTGACGGTGATTGCACCGCCAGCGGAGGAGCCTTTGACTCTCGCCGCGGCGAAAGACTTCCTGCGCCTTGGCACGACGGCCGAGGACGGGCTGGTGACGGAGTTGATCCGGGCCGGGCGGGCGCATGTGGAGACGGCGAGCGGGCTCGCGCTCGTAACACGCACCTTGAAGCGGCGCTGGATGGGCTGGCCGCACGGCCTGATGCGTGGCGGCGTGAAGCTGAGGCCCGCGCCGGCGCAGGTGCTGGTTTCGGTGGCACGGGTGGACGCGGAAGGCGGCGAGGAGCTGCTGACCGGGCGGTTCCAACTAACCAGTGGACGGCTTCGGCTGCGCCCGTTTGCGGGCCTGCCGGTGGTGCCGCTCGGGGGTGCGATCGAGGTGACTTTCGTTGCGGGCTATGGCGACGCAGAGGATGTGCCGGAGGATCTGGTGCATGCCGTGAAGCTGTGGGTGCAGGCAGCCTATGGGGCGCCGGGCGGGCTACGGGGCATGGCAGATGCGGCGGTCGATGCGGCGCTGGTGCCGCGCCGGGAGGCTCGGATATGAGCGCGGAAGCACGGGTGCAGGAGGAATTGCTCAGTGTTCTGAAGGTTGATGCGGGCGTGTCAGCGATCTTCGGCGGGCGCATCTATGACGACGAGAGCGAGGCGCCGGCCTATCCGTTCGTGCGGCTGGAGCGGCATGAGTGCCGGCCGGCGGGGGCTTCGCTGGGCGAGGCGACGGAGCATGTGCTGACGCTGGCGGTCTCTTCGCGTGATGGGGGCCTGAGAGAGGCGCGACAGGCCCTCGCGGCGCTGCGCAGGGCGGTGGATGCCGCGCCCTGGGCTTTGCCGGAAGGGCGGATCGCGCTGGTGCACACGATTTACAGCGACGCAATGCGGCAGGCGGACCGGCGGGCGTTCCGCGGGGTCATCCGCTTCCGGATCATTTCAGAGGAGACAACCTGATGGGCACGCAGAGGGGCAGGGATATCCTGCTGAAGATTTCGGACGGCGCGGCTGGCTTTGTGACGCTGGCGGGCATTCGCACGAGCCGGATCGAGCTGAGAAGCGCGGCTGTGGATGCAACGGGGGCGGACAGTCCGGAGGCCTGGCGCGAACTGTTGGCTGGAGCAGGCACGAAAGCGGCGCGCGTGAGCGGGCAGGGCGTGTTCCGGGATGCGGCATCGGACGCGCGGATGCGGGCCGTGTTCTTTGCGGGCGAGACGCCGGACTGGCAGTTGATCCTGCCGGATTTCGGCGTGCTGACCGGGGCGTTCCAGATTGCTGAACTGAGCTGGAGCGGCGCGCATGATGGCGAGGCGGCGTTCTCGGTAACGCTGGAGAGCGCGGGCCTCTTGAGCTTTGAGGCGGAAGCATGAACGCGGCGCGGGGAGAGACGGCGGTGACGGTGGACGGCGCGCCGAGGCGGCTGTGCCTGACGCTGGGGGCGCTGGCGGAGATCGAGGCGGCGTTTGGCTGCGCACGGATCAGCGAGTTGCAGGCGCGGCTGAGGGCGGCGAGCGCGGCGGACGTGATTATCGTGCTGGCCGCGTTGCTGCGCGGCGGCGGGGAGGCGGAGGCGGCAGCGCGCGTGGCTGCAGCGGAAATTGCGCCGGGGGAAGCGGCGCGGGCGGTGGCGGAGGCGTTCCGGCTGGGGCTGGAAGGTTGATGCTGCCCTGGGGCGAGATGCTGCGTGCTGCACTGGCGACGGGGATCCTGCCGGATGCGTTCTGGCGCCTCAGCCTGCGCGAATGGCGCTGGCTGAGCGGCTGCGGAGCGGCGCCGACGCGGGCACTACTGGAAGATTTGATGGCACGGTTTCCGGACGGAGAGGAGAATGGACATGACGTCTACGGACAATAACCTTGGACAAGCGGCGCGGGCGCTGGATGCGTTGGCGAACGGGCCAGCGAAGCAGGCAGCTGACGCGCTGGTGGCGGCGTTTGATGTGGCGGGTGAGCGGATATCGGTGTCGCTGGGAACGGCCGCGCGTTCGGGCGAGCTTGATTTCCGCAAGATGGCTGAGTCGATGTTGCGTGATCTTGCGCGTGTGGCGGCAGAGGCTTTGATCCTGCGGAACTCGGCGGGGACGTCAGTCTCGGCGAGCTTCAATTTTGCGCCGGGAACGGATGAACGTGCCGTGCTGGGGCAGAGCGGGGCGGTGGCAGCGCTGCTGGCGCGTCTGGTTCAGGGCGGAGGGCGGTTCCTGTGAGCCTGGCGCTGTTTCATGAAGTGAGCCTGCCGATTCCGCTGGCCCTCGCGGCGAGCGGCGGGCCGGAGCGGCGCGTCGAGGTCGTGCCGCTGGCGGGTGGCGGCGAGGCGCGCAATGCGGTGTGGGCGGGCTCACGGCGGCGCTGGGAGATTGGTAGCGCGGTGACGAACTTTGCGGGCCTTCAAGCGCTGACGGCGTTCTTCGAGGCGCGGGGCGGGCGGTTGCATGGTTTCCGTTTCAGGGACCGGCTGGACGATCGCTCGGGTGTGCCGGGCGTCGAGGTGACGCCACTCGATCAGGTGATCGGGACCGGCGACGGCGTGACGGCGAGTTTCTCTCTGACTAAGGCATATGGCGATTGGCTGCGGCGCATCTGGAAGCCAGTGGCCGGGAGCGTGCGTGCGGCTGTGGATGGTTTGGAAGTCGGCGTGACGGCAGATCCGGTGACGGGCGTCATCACGCTGGCCGAGGCGCCAGCGGAAGGCGCGGTGGTGACTGCGGGGTTCCTGTTCGATTGCCCTGTGCGGTTCGACACTGACCGGCTGGATGTGAACCTCGAAGCCTTTGGTGCGGGACGGGTGATCCGTGTGCCGCTGGTGGAACTGATCGGGTGAGGCGTGAAGAAATTAGCGGATGAGTTTGCCGAAGCGATGGCTTCCGGAGTGACGACGACTTGCCTGTGCTGGACACTGACGAGGACCGACGGTTTTGTGCTGGCGGTCACGGAGCATGACCGGGCACTGGTCATCGGTGAGCGGACGTTCGAGCCGGGCGGTGCGCTGGAGGGTGCCCGGTTCACGTCGAGTGCTTCGCTGGCGCCGGGGCAGGCCGAACTGACCGGAGCTCTGTCGCATGAGGCGATTTCCGAGGACGACCTGGATGCCGGGCTCTGGGATGGGACGCGGGTGGAGGTTCAGCGCGTGGATTGGCGGATGCCGGAACACGCCGTGCCAGTCTGGAGCGGACAGTTGTCGCGCATCCGGCGGGGGATTGCGGGCTTTGAGGCGGAGCTTGTCTCGCTGAAAGCCGATCTCGAACGGCCCGTGGGCCGCGTGTATGCGCGGCGGTGCGACGCCGTGTTTGGCGATGCGCGGTGCGGCGCAGATCCGGAGGCGTTTCCGGGCGTCAGCTGCGATCACCGGTTCGGGACGTGCCGGGACGTGTTTTCGAATGCCCGGAATTTTCGAGGATTTCCGCATCTTCCGGGAACGGAGGCTTTGTTGGCTGGACCGCTGGCGACCGGCAACACGGGAGGGCGGCGATGACGCGTGGCGAGATCGTGGCCGAGGCGCGGCGCTGGATCGGCACGCCGTACTGTCATCAGGCGAGCCTCTGCGGCGCGGGGTGTGATTGCCTCGGATTGGTGCGCGGCGTGTGGCGATCTTTACTGGGCGCAGAGCCCGAAGCGCCGCCGCCCTATACGCCCCATTGGGCCGAGGCGCTGGGCCAGGAATCCTTGCTGGAGGCGGCAAGGCGCCATCTTGTGGAAGTCGCGCCCGGCATGGCGCGCGCAGGCGATGTCCTGATCTTCCGTATGGGGACGGGTGTGCCGGCGAAGCATTGCGGCGTGATGACCGCGGACGGAACGCTGGTGCACGCCTATTGGGGCCGGTGCGTGGCCGAGACACGGCTTTCGCCCTGGTGGCTGCGGCGCGTGGCTGCGGCATTTTCATTTCCGGGCGTGGAGGACTGAGCGATGGCGCAGATCGTGTTTTCGGAGGCGGGGGCGGCGCTCGGTCGGCGCTTCTTGCCGCAGGGATTGTCGCTGCTGGGACGCAGCATCAGCGGTGCGGCGCTGGGGCGGGCGGCGGGCTCGGCCATCGGCGGGGCGATCGACGCCTACTTCGCAGCGCCGTCGCAGGGCCCGCGCGTGCAGGCGCTACAGGTGATGGCAGCAGGTGAGGGTGCCGGGATAGCCTCCGTGTACGGCCGGATGCGGGTGGGCGGTCAGCTGATCTGGGCTTCGCGATTCAAAGAACAGCGGACGACCTCGCAGACTGGCGGCAAGGGCGGGCCGCGTGTAGAGCAATTTCGTTATTCGGTGAGCTTTGCGGTTGCGATCGCTGAGGGGCCGGTGACCCGGATTGCACGGGCCTGGGCGAACGGGGAGCCGTTTGACTTGTCGGGCGTGACGGCGCGGTTCTATCCGGGAACGGAGGCGCAAGCGCCCGATCCGCTGATCGAGTTGATCGAGGGCGCGGCGCCGGCCTATCGCGGTCTGGCGTACATCGTGTTCGAGGACTTGCCGCTCGACGCTTTCGGAAACCGGCTGCCTCAGCTTTCTTTTGAAGTGATGCGTGCGCCGCCTGAGGGGGATGAGGCGAGCCTCGCGTCGGTTGTGACCGGGGTCAACATCATCCCGGCCTCCGGCGAGTTTGTGTATGCGACGGACATCGTGCGCGAAGTGATCCGGCCGGGCGTCGAGCGGCCGCTGAACGTGCATTCCGGTGAGGCCGGCGCTGATTTTCTCGTTTCACTCGACCAGCTGCGCGAGGACTTGCCGCGTGTGACGCATGTTGCGCTGACATGCGGCTGGTTTGGTTCGAGCATTGCAGCTG